GACACTTATCAACAATACAAGTTTGAAGGTGGTAGAAATTATTACAAATTAAACAGCGACGGCAAGTTAGTTAGAATTGAAAACAAAAAAATGCCTATTGATGAAGCAAACTTTCCAGATGATGTATTAGATAGTGATTTTGGAAATTATAACGGAAGTTCAATTGTTAACTCAACTACTTGGTCGGTGTAGTATAAATATATGGAATTAAGAAGGTAAAAAATGGCAGATTTTGTACTAGGAAGATTAAAATTTAAATGGCGTGGTGATTGGGCAGCCTCAACGGCTTACTTAATTGACGACATTGTAAAATATGGCGGTAACACATATGTTGTCGTAGAAAATCACACATCTCAAGCTGCAACTGCCGACTTTTATACAGATTTATCAGCGGGTAAATATGAGTTACATTCAGAGAGTTTATTCTTTAAAGGCAATTGGGCTGGTTCAACATTTTACAAACTAAATGATTTAGTTAAATTTGGTGCGTTTCAATATAGATGTATTTTACAACATACTTCAGCTTCAACATTTGCTATTGGTTCTAATTGGCAAGTATTTACTGAAGGCCTACAATTTGAAGATAGTTATGACGCAAGTACAGAGTATCAAGATGGCGATGTTGTAACATATGGTGGTTACACATATGCTTATGTAAATGCAACACCAAGTTCAGGTAATACTCCTACAGATAATGTATATTGGGATGTTGTAACAACAGGTTACAATAATACAGGTACATATTCTCACGGAACATCATATAAAACTGGAGATGTTGTTCAATACGGTGGATATGTTTATGTAGCAAATGCAAATCATACAAATCAATATCCTGCTAACACAGATGGTACAACTAATTCATCTTATTGGGATTTAGTAGTTAAGGGATTTGATTATCAATCAGGTGCTTATAGTGCAGTTACAACATATAATATAGGTGATGTTGTAAGATACATCACTTCTACTTATGTGATGTTGAAAGACAGACAAATAAATGTTACTCCTGGTACAGACGGAACAGTTTGGCAATTAATTGCACAAGGTGATACCGGCGCAGTATTAACTACAAGAGGTGATTTACTTTACCAAGACGCTTCATCAACTACAAGATTACCTATTGGTGTTGTTGGTTCAGTTTTAACTACAGACGGAACAGAACCTAGTTGGTCAAATGCTGAAGGTAAAAATGTTATCTATGTTGCAAACTCTGGTAGTGATACAAATCCAGGTTCACAATTTTTACCATTTGAATCAATTTCAAAAGCATTATCAGTTGCAACTTCAGGAGATGTTGTTGCCTTTGATACGATAACGGGTGGAACAGGTGGAACACCAGGCACTTATGATGCTACTCAATTATCTTCTACTGGTTCAGGAACAGGTGTTCAAATCAGAACAATATTAGATGGTTCTTCAACACCTACAGTTACAATAATTAATGGCGGTTCAGGTCACGCAGCCGGCGATGTAATTACTTTTGCTGGTGCTTCGTTAGGAAGTTCTACAGATATAACAATTACAGTTATTTCTGCTTCAGTTGGAGATGTTGTTTATGTTAAAAATGGTGTTTATAGAGAAACTTTACCTTTAAGAATTCCTACTGGCGTTACAGTACAAGGTGAAAGTTTAAGAGGAACAGAAATTAGACCTGCAAGTGGAAATTCAACACAAGTTGCAACAATTAACAGCATTGCTGGTGGTACAGGTGGTACTCCAGGAACATATAATTATGTTCATCAAACGTCATCTACACAATCTGGAGATGGTATCGTAGTTAATGTAACAACAGACGGTTCATCTACACCAACAGTTACAATTTACCACGGTGGTTATGGATATACTGCTGCTGAAACAATTACAATTACTGGAAGTGATATTGGTAGTGCAACTGATTTAACATTTAACGTAGCAAGTTTTGAAACAAACTCTGCTGCTAATATGTTCTTATTGAACAATACCACAAATCTTGTTCAAATGTCAATGAAAGGTTTAACTGGTACTCCAGGTGCTGGTGGCACTAGTGTTGCAGCTGTTACATCATTAGACCCAACAGGTGCAATTACAACTTCATCTCCATATATTCAAAACTGTTCATCTGTTAACGCAAACGCAACAGGTATTCAGATTGATGGTAACTTACATAGTTCAGGTAATAAATCAATTCTTGCAAATGACTTTACACAAATTAACTCCGATGGTCGTGGTGTTCACGCATTGGCAGGTGGACGTGGTGAAATGGTTTCTATCTTTACTTACTATTGCGATAAATCATTCTTTGCGGAATCGGGTGGATTTATTAGAGGTTTAAACTGTTCATCTGCTTATGGTGAAAAAGGTGCTGTTGCTGATGGTACACTTTCTTCAGAAACACCTGTTACAGTAATTTCTCGTGGTGAAATTTTAAAATATGATACAACAACATTTGTTGGTGCAGCTACAGAAAGTGATGTATCAGATACATTAACAACTTCAGGTACACCAACAGCGGCTGCAATTGTAGGTGTTACTTCAGGTGCAACTGCTACAATTTTAAGAACAAATATTTCACTTGATTACTTTCATATTGAAAATAGGTCTGGAAACTTTACACAAGGTGAAACTGTTACAATTACAAAAGATGATAGTTCAACATATCAAGTTCTGTTAGATAGTTCTTTTGGTGATAGTTCAGCTGCTCAAACAGGACAACAAGGTCCTTTGATTGCAGTAGATTCATCTGACGGAACATTAAGTTCAGGAAATGTTATAAAAACTGGTACTAATATTCAATTTGCTGGTGATAGTTCATATTATAGAGTTTCAGCAGTTTCAGAAACAAATACTGACAACGAAACAGCATTAGTTAGACTTACGTCAAGTGTTACAAATGCTAATGCAATTGCAGACAATACATCAACTACAGTTTCAGAAAACTTCTCAAATGTCCGTTTAACTGGACACGACTTCCTAGATATTGGTACTGGCGACTTTGCAACTACTAACTATCCAGGATTACCTACACAACCTGCTACACAAGAAGATGAGGTTGATGAATTAAATGGTGGTCGTGTTTACTTTGTATCATCTGACCAAAAAGGTGACTTTAGAGTTGGTGATTTATTCAGAATTGAACAGGCAACTGGTGTTGCAACTCTTAACGCAGACGCTTTTGACCTTTCTGGTCTATCAGAATTACAACTTGGTTCTATTGGTGCTGAATTAGGTGCAACAATTAACGAATTTAGTACAGACCAAACTTTATCTGGTGATAGTAATTCAGCAATACCAACAGAAAGAGCGGTAGTTGGTTATACTCAAAGAGATAATATGGGAACAGGACACTTTGTTCCACCAACAGGAACAACAGCACAAAGACCAACAGGCGGCAACTTATTTACAGGTGGTATTCGATATAATTCAACACTAGTAACTTGGGAAGGTTATAACGGAACACAATGGACAGGTTTAGGTGGTGGTAATCCTTGGGCATCAACAAGTACAAGTATTACAGTAGCTGCAAATGATAGATACTTTGTGGATACTTCAGGTGGTGCAGTAACAATTACATTGCCTGCTTCTCCACAAACAGGAGACCAAGTAAGATTACTTGACTTAGCTAGCACATTTGATACTAACAACTTAACAGTTGGTAGAAATGGTAATAATATTAACGGTGCGGCTGCTGATTTAGTCGTATCAACCGAAGATAGTGCGATTGGTTTAGTTTATACTGGTGCGACTTACGGTTGGAAACTAACTGAGGTACTATAATAAATATTATAAATAAGTTTATAGAGGAAAACAATGGCAGACAGTAGAGATATTACAGGTAAAAATCGAAAGTTCACAGGAACAACTGGTATTAAATTGCCTACAGGTACAGAAGCTCAAAGAGTTAATGAACAAGGCCAATTAAGATTTAATTCTGATACAAACCTTGCTGAATATTATGATGGTACAGACTGGAAATCTATTGATGCTCCACCGTCTATCACAGGTTTTACAGTTGATGGCGGTTCTTCAGTAACATCAGCAGAAATTGATAATGAAGCATCTGGTGACGCAACAATTGTTATTCAAGGTAGTAACTTTGATACTACATCTGGTACAGTTGTTTTTGAATCCGAAGGTGGTGGTTCAAATGTTAGTGTTCAAACAATTACAAGAACAAGCTCATCTTCATTTACAGTTACAGTTACAAGAAGTGATTTTACGGAATCGAGCGGTCCTTATGCAATTAAATTAACAAATGGTTCAGGTCTTGCAGCCACATTAGCAAGTGCTATTACGGCAGATGATTCTGCTCCATCTTTTGCAACAGCAGCTGATACAACAGTTTTATCTTCTTATGAAGGACAAGCAGCACCGTTTAGTGAAACAACTTTAGCAGCCACAGACGCAGATGGAGATACAGTTACACATACAATTTCTGCTGGTTCTTTACCTCCAGGATTGTCTTTATCAACAGCAGGCGCTTTAACAGGAACAATTAGTGGTTCTTCAATACAAAACTACACATTTACCGTTTCGGCGGCTACAACTACGTTAACATCTACAAGACAATTTGTTATTGCTATTACTGCAAGTCCATATATTGAAGCTTCAGGCGGTACAGTAACCACAGATGGTGATTATAAAGTACACAAATTTACAGGTAATTCTACTTTTGTTGTATCGAATGCTGGTACTCCTGCAGGTGCAACTACTGTTGAGTATCTTGTTGTCGCCGGCGGTGGCGGCGGCGGTGGTGGTGACGGTACCCACGGTGGTGGTGGTGCTGGCGCAGGTGGTTATAGAACAGCTACAGGTTTTCCAATTTCAGCAACAACCTATCCTATTACAATAGGAGGTGGTGGCGGTGCTGCTAGTACAGGTGGTAATTCAGTCTTTAGTACAATAACATCTGCTGGCGGTGGCAGCGGTGGAAATGGTTATAAAGGTGGAGGAGGATCTGGAGGTTCAGGCGGCGGTTCAGGAGTTGACTGTGGAGGACGTGGAACAGGAAATTCTCCACCAGTTAGTCCTCCTCAAGGAAATCCTGGAGCTTTTGCAGGCGGAACTGGATATGGTGGCGGAGGCGGCGGCGGAGGTGCTGGCGCATCTGGTAATGCAGGAACAGCAGGTCCTGGTAATGCTTATGGAGGTGCAGGAGGTAATGGTAGTACAAGTTCAATAGATGGAACACCAACAGCAAGAGCTGGAGGCGGAGGTGGTGCAAGTAGAAACTGTGTTCCCGCTAATGCAAGTGGTGGTTCTGGCGGAGGTGGTCCTGCTTCACCAGGCACAGGAAATCCTGGATCAGTTAACACAGGTGGCGGTGGTGGTGCTGGACATTCAAATGGATCTTCAGGTGGTTCAGGTATTGTTATTATTAGATATCAATTTCAATAATTATCCATTATAAATAATCTTAATAGTTACTTGAATACGATACTCTAAAAAGAGAATTATGGTATTCATATAATAAAAGGAGAATACAATGGCACATTTTGCTAAATTAGGCATTAACGGAAAAGTTATTGCTGTACACGCTTTAGATAATTCTAAATTACTAAACGCAGATAGTGTTGAAGACGAATCAGTCGGTCAACAAGAACTAGAAAGAATACACGGATGGCCAGCGGCTATGTGGATTAAAACTTCTTATAATACAAGAGGTGGAAAATACTACAATGCTGACGGTACAGAAGGCGATTCATCAAACGCATTTAGAGGTAACTACGCTGGTATCGGTTATACTTGGGACGAAGATAACAATATCTTTTGGCCTAAAAAACCACACGCAAGTTGGGTAAAAAATACTACAACTGCTGCTTGGGATGCTCCAATTGCTAAACCTGCTTTAACAACAGAACAAACTTCTCAAAATGAGGCAGGTACTCATTTTTGGATTTATAATTGGGATGAAGACGCATATCAAGCTGATAACACAGCAGGTTGGGTTATATCAAATACATTAGCATAATCTTAATAGATTATTAGAAAGTGAAATATTATGTTAGAAAAGCAGAGGCTTACTGAATCTTTTATAATTAGAGGAAAGATTGATAAGGTATCTAAAGTAGATACTCGTTTGATTAAAAATCATATCTTGTCAAATTTTACTTTGGCAAATAGATATGATGATAACCAATACTGGTATATGAAAGATTATGTCAAGGCACCTTATCATCAACATATACAATGGGTAAATGATTGGTTAAGAGATCATTATAGAATTGAACACGAAAGAACACTTGTTCCTACACCTATAGATTCCATTCGAGGTATTGTTCAACAAACAAACGAAAATGTTTTAACACACAACAATGTCAAAGAATGGCATTTAGCAGAATCACCAGAAGTAGATTGTTTGTTTACAGTTGCTACAGGTGAGAAACAATCTTTTGTTGTGTTTGAATATGATGACGGAAGAAATAAACATAGAAGATGGAAACTTCCTTTAGTGCAAGATGAGTTTGTACTTTTTTCATCTCATCTAAATAGATATATTACAAAGAACGAAAATAAAGACTTTTTGGTCAATTTGTCTTTACATTTTCAATTGATTTAAATTTAATTGAAATTGACTGAGGAATTATAAAATGAATTTGAAAAATTACTATTATTATTTTCAATCGGCCTTATCACCAAGGCTTTGCCAAGAAATCATAGATTACGGTAAACAACATCAAGCAGAGATGGCTGTTACAGGTGGTTATGATAAAAAAAATGGTAAAATGTCTAAAAAAGATATTAACAATATGCAGAAAAAAAGAAAATCTGATATTGTTTGGATGAATGATCGTTGGATTTATAAAGAAATACACCCTCTTATACACGAAGCTAATGCAAAAGCAGGTTGGAACTTTGAATGGGACTGGATAGAATCTTGTCAATTTACAAAGTATGGTGTTGGTCAATATTATGGTTGGCATTGTGATAGTTGGGAAGAACCTTATAATAAACCAGATGATCTTAATTCACACGGTAAGATAAGAAAATTATCAGTAACAATTTCATTAAATGATCCATCAGAATATGAAGGTGGTAATTTACAATTTGATTTTAGAAATCAGGTAGATTGGGAAAGAAACAAAAAAGCAAAAGTAAAATCTTGTACAGAAATAAGACCACGTGGTTCAGTTATAGTCTTTCCTAGTTTTGTATGGCATAGGGTAGAACCAGTATCAAGTGGAACAAGATATTCACTAGTGATATGGAATTTAGGAAGACCTTTTAAATAATGTATATATAGATGAAAGAAGTATAGAATGACAGTATTTGCAAATAAAGAAACATTAAGAACAGATTGGTACTTTAGTACACCTGTTTACAGTATTGAAAAGCCAGAATGGTTAAAGCCTGCAATCAAGGCTACAGATAAGTTTATAGATGAAGCTTATAAAAAAGAATTACCTAAACAAAAAGAACGAGAAAAGTTTTTAGGTAAAAAAGACTACAAAAAAGTAAAAGATCACGGAATTAGTTATCACTCAACACCTTTAAACGGTGATCCTGGATTAAAAGAATTAGAATCATATATTGGTGCAACCTCTTGGAATCTATTAGATGAATGGGGTTACGATATGAGTCAATATACAATGTTCTTTACAGAATTTTGGGTACAAGAGTTTTCTAAAAACGGTGGTGGTCATCACAGTACACACGTTCATTGGGATAATCATATCTCTGGTTTTTACTTTTTAAAAGCTTCTGATAAAACATCATTTCCTGTAATGCACGATCCAAGAGCAGGTGCTATGATGACTAAACTGCCACAAAAAGATAAAAGTAAAATTAGTACAATGTCAGATTCTATACACTATCGACCTAAACCTGGAACATTAATATTCTTTCCTGCTTATGTGCCACACGAATTTGCGGTAGATGATGGAGTTGAACCATTTAGATTTATTCATTTTAATTTACAGGCAGTAAGAAATATTATTGTAAACGCAGCCAAAGGAATAAAATAATGAAAGCTCGATTTAAGAAAAATCATTTTTTAGTATTACGAGAAGCAATTGATCCAAAAGTAGCAAACTTTGTTTATAATTATCTTTTAATGAAACGACAAGTTGCAAGAACATTTTTTGATACTCGTTATATTTCGCCATTTACTAAAGAATGGGGTTATTGGAATGATGAACAAATACCAAACACATATTCAAATTATGCTGATTTGGCTATGGAAACTTTATTACTTGCTGTTCAACCTAAAATGGAAGATACAACAGGTCTTAAATTAAATCCTACTTATTCTTATGCTCGTATTTACAAAAAAGGTGATATATTAAAAAGACACAAAGATAGATTTAGTTGTGAGATTTCTACAACAATGAATCTAGGTGGTGATGAATGGCCAATTTATTTAGAAGCAAAGAAAAATGTAGGTTGTGCTGATGACATTGATCCAAAAACGGGAACTAATTATCAGGTATCAACAAACAATAAAGGCACAAAAGTTATTTTAAAACCAGGTGATATGCTAGTTTACAAAGGAATGATACTTGAACACTGGCGTGAACCGTTTAATGGTGAAGATTGTGCCCAAGTCTTTTTACATTACAACAATGTTGAGTCATCAAATGCCGAAGAAAATATGTTTGACGGAAGACCTCATTTAGGTCTACCTGCATATTTTAAAGGTATGAAACTCAATAAATAGTTGTATGTCAATAGATGATAAAATTAACGAAGCCCTAGGTATCTCTACCGAACAAAAACCTGCTTCAAAATCAGTAATTAAAAAAGAATATACTCCACCTGTTCCTAGAATGGAAGACAAGGACAAAGAGGATGTAGATAATGATTACAAATACAGTAGAGAAAACTATTACAATTTAATTGAAAGAGGCCAAGACGCAATACAAGGCATACTTGATATTGCAAACGAAAGTCAACACCCTCGTGCTTATGAAGTTGCAGGTAATCTCATTAAACAAGTGGCCGATACAGTTGACAAGTTACAAGACCTACAAGGCAAACTTAAAAATTTAAAAGATGTTCCTAATAAGACAAGTACAAATATTAAACAGGCCTTGTTTGTAGGTTCATCAGCAGAGTTACACAAAATACTTAAAAATAAAAATACAAATGTAACCAGTAAAGAAGATGAAAGTTTTGAAAGCAAAAATATCACACCCGAAAAAACAGATATTTCAGATA